GAGTGTCTGGCTCTTGGCTGTAGCACTAGCTGCTAAAGCAACCATCGTGTAGAAGCCTGAATCGACTGTGCCGACATAGGACTCAGCAGTATCCCAAGTAACCGTAGGCGGGTAAGTATCCCAAGTAGTTGTTGGAGTTACTTCATCCCAGTTAAGGTTAAGACTAGCACTAAGAATTGCTGCAATTTGTGCGCCGTCCAAGCCTTCAGCAAGAGCTGTGTTATATACAGCCTTTGTGAGCTTAGCAAGGCTGCCAATACCAAGAATAGTGCCAGTAGTAACAAAACCTGACTCACTAGGGCTTCTAACCCCAATTGAGAAATCTGATACTTCTCCACCAAACACAGTGACATAAGTGCCAGAAGCATTCTTTAATTCAAGCAGGATTGGTTCTGTAACTTCAATGGTAAAAGCTGCTCCAGTAGTATTGATAATCTCCACTTGGCAGTAACCAGCGGTAGCCTGTCTATCAATGTCTAAACGACCTGTTGAGTAACTTACGCTAGTTACAGTTGTATAGACATCGTCACCTACTGTAATTCGCCATTCTGGAAGCCATGTCATTAGTAGGAGCCACCTCGTAAAGTGCCACGATCTACTGCATCTTGAATCACCTGAGTTACAGCTTCAGCAATGGCATTAGGATCGCCCACGCCTGTATTGACATTAACAGTAAAGTTAAATTCTCGACCACTAGGACTAATACCTGAGATCATGCCTGAGTTTGGAGTGTATTCTTTTAAGTTTGGTTGGATCTGAGTTACAACTCCGCCAAGTGCGGCAACATTTGCATTAGTTTCAGCAATAGTAGTTGCTGGGGTCAGACCAACAATGCTTGGTGATGGTGTTGGAGCAGTGGTTGCTGGAATTGTTTTAGATCCAGTTGAAGCCTGATTAATGAGTCCAAGCAGGCGCAAAGCTTCATTAAGGTTAGCAAGGTTGATTAGGTCTTTAGGCAATAAAGATTCAAGGATAGTCTTAATATCAGCAAGTTTAATATTCTGATTTTGTAAGACTCCCAAGATCTTTAGATCCTCATTAAGTTGCTTCGTAGCAGCAGTGATGCGGGCTTCATCCTTAGAAGCAATGGCATCCTCAAGAGCGATAATGTCCTGCTTAATCTTCAAGCGGGCAACATCACTGGCAATCATTAATGCCTGAGATTGAGTAGTTGCTTTGCCCAGTTGCTCAGCCTGATTGATCATGGCGGCATTAAGTTGGATCTTGTCCATGTCAAATAGATCAGTGCCTTTAGCCAGCGCAAGATTAGCCTTGTCAATGGCTAGTTGTAACTGCTTTGCCTTTAACTTCTTTAATTCATCTGCTGTAAGTTTGGTGGTAATTGCACCAGTCTTTTTAATAACTTTGAAAGAATCTTCTAATGACTTTAAGTGAGCATTATCAGATGATGCAAGCGTACCTGTCTTAGTGCCAGCCTTACGCAAGAGTTCAATGTAAGATCCAACAATAGGAATCATGCCTACATTAAGGCTGCCCAAAACTGGAATATCTTTTAATTTGCCTGCTAAGACTCCCACACCACGAATAACATCTGCAAGATAAGTAGCAGTATCTTCCATATTGGAAGCAAGATCTGCAACACTGGTATTTTCTCCAAGATTTGTAAGTGCATCGATCAAACCTGTGCCGATAACCTCTTGCACATTAGCAGAAGCAACGCCTAATTTATCGATTGACCCTTGAAAAGTGCCAGCAGCAGCAGTTGCAGATCCAGCGAATGTTGCTGTAAGTTGCTTAGTAATATCTTCAAAAGACTTAGCCTTTAGATCTGCCTTTGAGATACCTACGCCAAGTTTGCCAAGAGCTGTGTTATTTCCTAAATATGCACGACCTAATGCGGATGTGACAGAGACTAAGTCCTTGCCAGTTGATGCAGCAATGTCTAAAGAAAGATTAAGAAGTCTTTGAGCCTCAGCAGAATCTCGTGTGGCTATCGCTAGGGTCTGATAAGCAGGACGAAGTAGGTCATCAACAATGCCGAACTCGCTCTGGAGTCGCTGGATGTAGGCTTCCGAGGTAGCAGCGTCTCGACCTAACCCAACATTCTTTAGAGCTAGTGCCAATTGCTGCTGGGCTTTCTGATCAGCTGCTGCTGCCCTAACCGAAGCCTTGCCAAAAGCAATAACAGCTGTAGTACCGTAAGCAAGACCAATTGATCCTGCTAACTTCTTTACACTGTTATTTAATTTTTGGGTTGCTGTGTCTGCTTGTTTGAAAGCCTTTTTACCAGTGAATTCGGCAGCAAGGGAAATTAAAATATTGCTCATGCTGTCCTCTTAACATCTACAATTTGCGTGCGCTTATTAAATCGTTCTGCTGTATTTTCAATGGCTTTGAAGATAGCTGCTGTCTGCTTGCCTTCATCCTGTTCGTATGCACGAAATAAGACGCGACCGCGCATGTCTCCTGCACTTGACTTGCGACCATAAATAGGACCTTGCTGAACGAATCTAGCACCAGCGTTAGGGTTATTAGATCTGCTTTTTGGATCGCCAGCAGGGTTCTTACGACCAGCAGTCTCATAGATTGCACCAGCTGCTGAATTATTGCGAATGCGAAATAAGGATCTAAATCCCTTTGAGTTAGGCTTGCCATATCCTGTGCGATAGACAATGCCACGCTTAACTTCAGCAGCATTGTAAAGCGGGAAGAATCGTACTCGTTCTCCCTCAACTGAGAATGTTCTAAACATAGAATTCTTAGCAGTCAATTTACGATTAGGATTAAACTCCCAATTGTAAAGACCAGCTGGAGCTTTGTTAGGTACAAATCCTCTAGCATCTTTTTGGATAACTTTAAGAGACTTTGTAATCTCAGCAGTTAATTCTTTAGCCAAGTCTGGAGCATAGGCATTGAGAGCCTTACGGAGTGCGATTACGCCCTGTACGCTTGCTGGCATTCTCTATCTCCCTTGCTTCATCTTTGAGACCCTGCAACAAGGCTTGGAGCATTATTGGGTCTAACTCAAGTAACTGCTGTGGCGGGATTTGCAATCTAATGCTCAGGCGAGCGATCAGATAGGTGAAGGGCAAATCTCGCTTTAAGCTAAAGGGTCTGAGTCTAATACCTCAACACTTTTTAGAGTGCCGATAAAAGTCTCTAACCTTGCATCTACTGGCTCACCTAGCCTTTTTACAACTTCATGAGCCAAAAAATACACTTGTGTCTGGAGTTCTTCTTCACGAAAACTCTTGTGAAACCCCATCTTGTAATGCTGTTCGAATATGTATTCGATAAGGGGCGTGATTTCCCCTTGCACTACTTTTCCATCTGTGAATGTAATTTTTAACTGTGCCATGATTTGCCCCTTTGTTAGTTGTTTAGAATGTACCTGTGGTTGCTACTGTGATTGCGCCTGAAACCTGAAAAGTCAAAGACTGGACACCTAGATCAGAGACAGCTCCGTTAATTGGAGTAATTGAATCAACCAAGATTAGCCCACTGTAAAATGGATTGGCTGCTGATCCTGCTACTGAACCGTTCAACGCGCACTTAAAGTAAGCGTTTGACTTAAATAGTGTGTTCATTGTCTGTAGTACAGCAGAAGCTGCATCATCATTGATCAGTTCGACCGTAATCGAATTGTTCTCAAGCCCAGTAACATAACGATGACCTGTGTCATTCATAGCCGTGGTCTCAATTTGATCTGCTGATCGTGTTAATGTGAAACTTGTTACATACGCGCTAAGATCGATTGAGGCAGGGTCTGTTGTGCCAACCTTAAATCCAACCTTATTAACTATTCCCTGTGCCATGATTATTCCTCATCTTTCTTAGTGACTGGTTTTGGTGCTGGTGTTGTTGCAGACTGCCCGATTCTCACGAGCCATTCCGCATTTGCTTTGTCGTTATCGTTATCGGACATATTAACTCCAACTCGTTAGGATGCTTACGGACATCTCGCAGCTTAGCAAATCTCCACTTGCCGCATTGAGAACACTAGGTGCGCTGATTGCGCTTACATTATAGGTTAAAGAAGATGCAGCAAGCAGGTTAAACACTCTAACTACAAAATCTTCTATGCCATTCAAATTTCCTTCGTTGTCGAATAAAGCGGTCGTAATAATCAGCTTGAAATTGGCAAAAGGACTGATTGAAATCTGTGAGTTATTGTTGGGAGTCAAATAAGGATTATCTGGACTGACAATAACTGAGTTGGCTAATACAACTGGTGGTGGAAAAGCAAATGTCTGCCATCTAGTGTTATCAACTAAAGCAGTTGCTAAAGTGGTTCTAAGAGTAGTTATCGCTGGTGCTGGCATTTAGCCCACCATGCTGCGAGGGTCGAGTGCATGGGCAATCATGCCCCTTATTTTTGCCAGCAATTGCGCTGATAATTTATAAGGGGATGGCTGGTAATCTACAAGGTTAGAACCAGATAATGTGGTGGTTCTTGCTTGCCAGATATCAACGCTGATCATAAGAGCAGCGTTTTGCACAGCTTCATCTAAAGTCCAGTCTGTGTAAGTCGTTGTAGATACAGTGCCATAAGGGAAAATTGGATGATACGCCTGAGCAACAGTATGACTGGTTGCTACGCTGATTGAATAATCGCGTACCTCTGTAATTGTCTTACTGCCGTTATATGAGCTGCCCGAATTGGCGATTGTTACGCTTTGACCTACATAAAAAGTATCAACAATGTTATCGTTAAAATATAAAGTTCCTGTGCCTACTACATTGCTATGAGCAATTGAAAACCATTTTGGAGCCCATAGCATAGGAACAAGGACTGCATCCGCAGCATCGCAAACGGATTGAAGGGTCGCGTCACTATACAAGGTACCGACTCCGAGAGTGCTACGGAGTTCTGCGACTGTTGTAAGTGCCATTCCCATTCCTTTCTAAAGACTAAGAGGGGCAGAGGGCTACTGCCCCTCTTAGCGACTTAGGGTTGCTTAGGTAAGGTTGAACTTACGGATAGCAAGAGGGTTCTTGACTGCGATAGCCAAATAACCATAGACAGCGATTTCAACCTGTCCTGAACCTAAAACCTGAACCTGCAAGCGAGTTGTAGGTGATTCGTAAGTTGTGTATGACTCTGGTGAAACGATGTAGCAAGAGTTATCAATAACTCCAGATACTCCGATGTTTGGATCAACATAAAGGTTGAGTCCAAGAACTGAGCCAGTTAGAGCTGTTGGAGCAGCTGCACCTGAAGCGTTAGCTGGTTGTGATGCTGTGTAGAGGCTACGACCTGTTGAATCTGCGTAACCCATGATTGCAGCCCAGACATCTGTTGAAGCAACAAGGTTACGAGCGAATTGGCCTGTTCCCTTGTAAGCAGCAGCAGTTTCTGTTGCTACGAATGACTGGAATCCTGCTGCTGTTGCAGCTGTTGTTGATGCTGCTGTACCACCAGCAAGAAGTGCTGCAATTACTGCTGCATCTGTTGCGTTAGCGTATGCATTCGAAAGATTCTTAATCATTTCGTCATAGAACAAAGGAGCTGATCTGTCAAGGAGCTCCCAGCTCACAAATTGGCGTCCTGCGAACTTGTTAATATCCACTGTAAGATAGTCAGAAGTCATCCCGACTGCTGTAACAGCAGCACCTTCATTTACATCTGCAACTGAACCATTGCCAGTTACACGAGGAATTGTAAAGCTAAGTCCTGAAGCAGGAAGTGCTCCACGAGAACCTGCTTCGATTGCAGCGCGTGATGTAACTTGATTAGTAATAAATTCGTTCATGTGCAAAGGCAAAGTTAAACCTGTATTTGTAGTTGTT